TATGGGTAATTATGTAACAACACCTGCTACAAGTGTGCAAGGTTTAGACGCAGAATTAACCGCTATTGCAGGACTTACTTCTGCTGCCGACAAAGGCATACAATTTACAGGAAGTGGTTCTGCAGGTGTTTACGATTTAACCGCAGCAGGTAAAGCCCTATTAGATGACGCAGACGCTGCAGCACAAAGAACAACATTAGGATTAGGAACTGCTGCTACAACAGCTTCTACTGATTATGCTACTTCAGCACAAGGAACGAAAGCCGATAATGCGGCTGCAAAAGCATCAAATTTATCAGATTTAGCAAGTGCAAGTACAGCTAGAACTAATTTAGGATTAGGAACTGCCGCAACATTAGCAGCAGGTACATCAGCAACTAATGCTGTTCAATTAGATAGTAATGCCAAGCTACCTGCCGTAGATGGTTCACAACTAACAAATTTACCAGCTTCAGGTGGTAGTGTTGACAAGACAGCTAAATATGCAATTACAGCAGGACAACCTGTGGGTCTTTACTCTGATGGCAAAGTAGGTCTTGCTAAAAATTGGGTAGATACAGCAAATCTTAGTCACACATCAGGAGCTACAACAGATAATTTTGACCTTTATCCTAATAACGGAAACAATCCTCATATAGTTTATTCTGAACAATATGATAAATATATTGTAACTTTTAGAAGAGGCTCAAGTAGTTATTATGCTTCTTATAAAGTAGGTACAAAATCAGGTACTACTATTACATGGGGTTCAGAACAAGTGCTTGTATCAGAAGATATGGGGATAGTTAAATTACATAGAGTTAAAGATTTTGAAGGTAATGAAATGTTTGTTATTGTTGGAAGTGGTGGCAGTAGTAATAGTGGATATTGTAGATATGGCACAGCAACATTTAATGGTTCTGCCTTTGGCATTCAAAAATCTATGGGTAATATGAATAATAGTTATCTCCGTAACTATAATGGCAACAATCCATCTTTAGTGTCTGCTACTGGAGATTGGTCATATATAAGAGAAAATAGTCAAAGTGCTACAACAAAACCCGCAGGAACTTATGTTGCAGGATTTGGTGCTCTTAACGCAGAATATTATATACAAATGTATAATTCTAGGTTTTTTATTAGACCAAATGGTTCTGCTAATGATAAATATAATTATCATGTTGTAGTAAATTCAATCAATGCAAGTCAATATAACTATCTTAGCTATCCAGCAGCACATAGTATTGTTGCTCACCCAACAGTTCCAAGTTTTTATTATGCAAGAAAATTTAATTGGGTTGATAATAAGGTAAGAGTTTGGAGGCTTTATTTTAACTCAAATTCTTATACAGGTTTAGGTACATCTTCTAATTTTGTTGATATATCTACAACAGACTCTGGTGGAACAACTATTAATACTGCAAATTGGGGATATAAAGATGACACAGCAATAGACCTTGTTATTACAGAAACAGGTGTTGGAAGATGTTTTATGGTTAGGGATAAAAAAATATATGCTCCAAAATTTAACCCTAATGACGCAAGTGCAGATGGTTTAAACTCTGGTGATATAACTGTTACAAGTGGTTCATTTAATGAAATAGTGCGTATAAATTCAAACAGTTCTGAAAGTCATAAATTAGATATTTCTGCTCGTGTTGTGCAAGGCAAATTGTATATAATGCACATGTATTATGACAGCACACAATCATCTAATAGCGATAAAGGTCGTATTTATTATGGTATTAGAAATTTAAGTGATGGAATATCATCAGCTGTTACATCAGAATTTAGCACCTATCATCAACTTTATGTTAGTTCTTATGAATATTCACAAATGGAAACTTGCGATAGTGGTGATAATGGTTCAGATATAGGTTGGGCTACTCAAAATAGAGATTACAACAATATTGGAGGTCATGCTGGTGTTTGGGGTGCAATTAAATATGACATAAATGATAGTTATATTGGTATTGCTCAATCAAGTGTTAGTGCTAATGCAACTGTTACAATTAAATTACAAGGAACAGAAGATGACAACCAAAGTGGATTAACTATTGCTCAAAAAATACAAGTAAAAAAAGATGATGGTATTATTTCATCATCAGCAACTGTAGATACATCAACTCATAAAGAAATAGGTATTGCTACATCAGCAAGTACATTTTTAATAAAAGAATAAGGAGGCAAATATGCCAAAAATTATAACTTGGAAAAAAGATGATATAATAAACACAATAAATCAAAAAGTATTATTAAGTGGTGAAAAAGAAAGTATGACTGTTGAGGAATTTCAATCTAAATGGATAGGTAAACATGATACTCCACCAACTACAAATGAAAATGGAAATGCTGTTCAAGTAGATGCTCTTTATACAGACAATAGTGGTAATATGCACAGATGGACAGGAACAGAATGGAAAAAAATAGTAAATGATGAAGATGTTGAAATTAAAGAGCCACTTAAAGATGTTGCAATTTATTGTTATCCTGATGATTACACTATTACAATTAGTGATAAAGAAACTACTATAACTAATGGAAGTGATGAATTAATATTAACTATAAATGATGTTAATACATCAAATTCTAATTTATATTCTGTTGATAGTACACCAGATACTTTTTATCCTTATAAATGGAGATATACAGTAGATAATGGTTGGTCAGACCAATTAGATACATGGGTTGACCCATCTTTATTTGACGAAAGTAATTAATAATGCCTAAACCAACAACCGCAACTGTAAACCAAAAAATTGATGACCATGTTGACGCTTGTTCAACTAGATATGAGGCAATAGATAGACGATTATATAGAATAGAAGCCATTATGATTGGTGCAAGTGCATCAACTATAGGCTTATTGTTAAAGATAGCGTTTACCTAAGATGTCCACAAAAATTGGTTTGCAAGGAGAACTTTTAGCTAGTTCTGTTTTGTTAAGCTATGGGATTGAAAACGACTTAGTTAGCAAAGACAAATATGATATTGTTGCATGGTTTGACCAAAAACCAATGAGGGTACAAGTTAAGGCAACAGCTAAATGTTATAATGAAAATGATGGTAAGTCTTTAAGATACAATTTTCAAACTGCCTATGGTAGCGATAAAAGACCTTATAATGATAATGAAGTTGATTTTTTAATTTTAGTAGCCTTAGATATAAGAATTGCACAATTCATATTACCAATAAACAATAAAACAAAAAAAATATATGAAAAACAAATGACTATTGAAAATGAAAGAAACACCTTTAATATAATAAAAAATACATTATTTAATAAATGTTTATGTAGTTAGGTTGATATGTCAAAAGACCCAAGATTAACAAGAGCCGGAGTAAGCGGATTTAATAAAGCAAAACGCACTCCAAAACATAAAACAAAGAGCCATGTTGTTGTTGCTAAAGAAGGTGATAAAATAAAGACAATTCGTTTTGGTCAGCAGGGTGTAAGTGGTGCAGGTAAAAATCCTAAAACAACAAAACAAAAAGCAAGACGCAAAAGTTTTAAAGCTAGACATGGTAAAAATATTGCTAAAGGTAAAATGTCAGCAGCTTATTGGTCGTCAAAAACTAAATGGTAGGAGAACTAAATGTCATTATATAGAAACATAAATAAAAGAAAAAAAGCTGGAACAAGTCGTACTAAGAAAAAATCAACTATATCTGCTAAATCTTATGCAAATATGAAAGCTGGTTTTCCAAAGAAAAAACGCAAAAAGAAAAAATGATTAGTTTATTGGGTTCTTTATTAGGGTTTGGTACAGGCTTTATGCCAAAAGTTTTAGATTTTTTTCAAGCAAAACAAAACATGAAACATGAATTATTGCTTCAAGAAAATAAAATAAAGATGGCAAAAGAATTGTCTGCTTTAAAAATTAAAGAAGAAACTGTTAAATCAATAACCGAACAAACAAAAGCTGTTTACCAACATGACCAGCAGCTTTCTAAAGCAAACCCATCAAAGTTTATTGCCGCTTTATCAGCAAGTGTTAGACCTGTCATTACATATTGTATGTTTATAGTTTTTTGTGTTGTGACTATTGCACAAGTAATTGTTGGAATACAAGAAGGTGACGAACCATTAAAGGCAATTCAAGCTGCATGGTCAGATGAAAGTATGGCGTTGTTTAGTTGCATAATTAGTTTTTGGTTTGCTAATAGGCTTGTAAACAAGTAATATAGTGCAAACTATAATTAGAGGAAAATATGAATATATTTACAAAATTATCAGTAGGCAGCTTTAGTGTTGGAATTACAATTTTATTGTCAGCATTTATATTAGTTGGTTGCAGTTCTTCAAGACTATTTTTGAACGCAGATGTTCCAAAAGGTCAAGATATAGAAATTACAATTACTACTGAAAAATCTGAAACAGATTAAAAATGTCAACACCACAAGTAACGCACTTAAAAAATGCGTTAAGTGATGACCAAATAAAACAAATACATTCTTTAATGAACAAGAAAAAAACATTAAATGGTGGTTTGTCCGGTGGTCAAAACAATGCTTATAGAAATGTGCAAGTAAAATCATTTGGTGCAGATGATATTGATTTAAGTTTTGTTTCAGAAGTCATTAGTGATTTTGGTCAAACTGTAAATGAAAAATATTACAATTTTGATATAAAAGGTTTTGCCGAGCCAATACAATTTTTGACTTATAATAAGGGTGGAAAGTATGACAACCACATGGACATTAATTGGTCAGACTTAAATACACATATTCCAAATAGAAAACTTACAATTATAACACAACTTAGTAACACAAAAGATTATTCCGGTGGTGACATAAAAGTGGAAGTTGATAAAGTTGATGATTTTGTTATTCCTAGACAAAAAGGTGACATGATTTGTTTTCCTGCCTTTTTAATGCACAAAGTTTACCCTATTTTAAGTGGAACACGCCATAGCCTTGTTTCGTGGCTTTCAGGCAATAGTTGGAAATAAAGGTGTTTTACTATATAAAAGTTTTTTTTTCGTTTGTATAAGCGTTTATTTGATTAATTTATTAAAACAATGGTCTTTAAATTCTGTAAAAGCACCATAATGAACAATTTGACCTTTCCCATTCACCACCCACCCATCACCATTCATATTAATTATTTTACCACAAGCCGCACAAGGCACATCTTTAATTTTAGTCTTTGTCCAAATATTTTTCTTTTTCTTCATGGTAAAATTTTTCGTATTTTTTTATCTTATCACCATACCTAGTTTTAATTTTTTTTAAACCTTGAATTATAGTTGAGTGGTCTCGATTAAATATCAAACCAATTTTAGGAAAAGAATGATAAGAATGATTTTTGTATAATTCCCAACACAACCATCTAGGTTCAATTATTCTTGGGTTACGCCTTGATGATTTTATATCATTTAAAGTAACTTCATAATCAAAACATATTTTTTTTATAGTAGAATTTAATGCTTTATTCATCACGCCTCATCTCTTGAATAGCATCCAAGCAATTTGTAATTAAATTAAAATAGCCATCAATGGTCATATTTTTTTCAAAACAATCATTGTTAATACAAATTCTTAACAAGTCTTTTGTTGGAATAACATAAAATGCTGTATCTTTATTAATTGTAACTTTCATTGCTTAAAAAGGTATATCATCATCTATAACTGTATTGTTTTTTGGTGAAGGTGTTGATGCTTGACCACCATTGTTTTCACCTAACATAGTTAGTGTGCCATTGTAATTTTGTAATACAATTTCGGTTGTATATTTTTCAACACCATCTTTGTCAGTATAACTTTTAGTTTGTAATTGACCCTCAAGATAAACTTTAGAACCTTTTTTTAAGTATTGTTCAGCAATTCTAACTAAACCTTCATTAAAAATTACTACTCTATGCCATTCGGTTTTTGTTTTTCTTTCACCTGATGACTTATCTTTCCAGCTTTCACTTGTTGCAACAGATAACTTGCCAATTTTTCCATCATTTACAATATCAGGGTCATTACCTAAATTACCTATAAGCATAACTTTGTTTAAACTACTCATATTTTCTCCTATTTATTATTAATTTTAAATTTACTAATTATGTGACTATGAATTTTTTGTTTGTCCGGTGTTGTAAAGCCGGAACTTTTTAATCTTACTTGCAAGTCACCCCAAGCAATATCAAATTCATCTTGATTTTTTATGTTATCAATTTCAAACATAAAACCTTCTAATTTATTTTTGTGTTTTACTTCTTCTAAACCAACCGGTTCAGGTTCATGTATTGTTGTAGGCTTTTTAAATTCTTCAATATTTTCTTCTTCACTATAAATATCACCATAAACATCACAGGCTTTTAATATGACCCTATCATGTCCTCTTTTTTCTGCCATAGATATAGGGTAAGGATTACGACAATTTTTACTATTTGCTTCACCAAAACTTTCAATTAAATTATCATCTTTTGTTATAACTTTTGCTTTTATAACAATGTTATCTTGTATAACTATTGGTTGGTCATAATGAACATATAAACCTTGTTTAGCGGCTATCATTTGACAACCTTTATTTGTTATAATGTATAAGTTTTTGTTTTGTGGTAATGTCCAAGTAATTTCACCAAACTTTTGTTGGTCAATATCACCTAACAATTTTTTTAATTTATTTGCTATTTCATTTCTATTACTCATTAATACCTCCTATCTCCAACACTTGTAATGTATGCCTTCATCTTGATGCCGCCCACAAAAATGACAATATCCATCTTTGTCATAATGGTTCATTGTTTCATCATATTCATTTTGCATAGCCAAATATTCATCTTTTGTTATTTCTATTTGTTTTTCATTCATATCATGTCCTCCTCATAAGGATTTATATATTCAAAATTAAAATTACCAATATCAATAGTTGTTGGTATTGGTTGTTTATCTTCATTGTAAGTTTCTTCATAACCACCATAGTCATCTGTATCTAAACAATACCTTAATTTCTTTTTTGCATGATTTAAGGCAATGTTGCCTTCTTTTAGTGTCTTATATCCAAGCGTAAAAAAATTGCAAAGGTAAGGAAATGTTTTTTCAACACATGCAAATACAAATTCTTCAACTTCTTTACCGGTGATGTTTTGATAAGTCTCAATGTAATGTGCCGCTTGTATATGGTAATTATAATCTTTTACAGATTTAGAAAAACTTTTTGGATTAACTGATTTTGTACTTTTAAAATCAACAATAATATCTTTGTTTTTATCTTTAATACCTTTTCTTATAAGGTCAGGTCTAATTTTAACTTTTAACCCATATTCATCTTGGTAAGCAAATGACCATTCTTTTTTTGCCTCCATAGTATTAACATAATGACTAAGGCTATGATTAAACATAGACACTTTCATTCCTCGAATATCACCGGCAAATTTTTCGTGAATTAATATTTGACCTTCTTTTAGTGAACTTGCTAATTCTTTATATTCTTTGTACCGGTTATCTAACTTTGTAAAAATAACATTTTCTTTATAAGTTTTTTCATCCTCCATAATAAAATGAAAAGCACTGCCAAGCCTTGTTGCCATAGTATCAGCAAAATCTTCATCATTTTTTAATTTAGCTTCAATGGGTGTTAAATATGCAAATGATGATATTGTTGATGAACCATAAAAATCTTTTAAAAAACCATTATGGTATTCATCATTTGAACATTCATCTGGCTTTAAAATAAGTGGCAATTTTTTTAAATCTAAACTATCCATATATAATGTTTATAAGTGTTCGTAATTGTGGTCAAGTATTAATAAAAAAATAATAATATATGTATTTTACTTGAACGAAAAAACAAAAGGTATATAACAAATTAAGAGGTTTGTTATGAGTAAGATTTTTTTAGAAAAGTATTTTTTTAGTGTTGTTTATATTGTTATATTGGCAACACAAATAGGTTGCGTTTATACAATTATATGATTAATTCATCATCAATTTCATTTGTAATTTTTCGCCTTTTTCTTTGTGAACAAGCGGCAATACAAAGGTCTAATGAATACCATTCCCTACCATGTATAACATGACTAAACACAATAATAAAAATAATCATAAATGTGTTCATCAATAACAGTTTTAATTCGTTCTCCAAACGAGATAACCCCTAAGTGATTAGGGGTTATTTTGGTAAAATCATTTAAAAAAGCAACCTTGATATTAATTGCAAATCATGGGTGAAAAATGCACTATTTTTGTTAAAAACTTAGTTGAACCTGTATAGCAATAAACCCAACTAACATTAATAATATTATTAAAAATGCTTTTAAACCATCTATGTCGTTATGTTCTTTTTTCATTGTGCTAAAGGATTTTTGTTGTTGTCGGCAGCTTTTTCTAACTTGCCAACCTTTTCTTCTAAAATAGCTATTTGTGTTTCTAGTGGTGCTAAGTCAACACTTTCAAATTCTCTTGCTTCTATTTGGTCAACTCTTAACATAAGCTGTCCATATCCATAAAAGCCTGAACCTATCCCACCAATAAGCCCAATAAGCATTACATAAGTTTGTGCCTTTTTTATTAAATCGTTCATTCGTATCTCCTATTTAATTGTTCTATTGTTGATTGACCACGCATTATATTATGTCTTGCGTTTGAAATGCCAATTAACGAACCCATAGCATTGTTGTTATCATATAAAATATTATTTGTATATATTTGGGTTGGTTGATAGAAATTTTGTCTATCCGGTAGCTTTATATAATATTGGTTAAAGTTAGGCACAAAACCCATAAGCCCTATAATGTCATCTTGTAAAGTTATTGAATATTCTCCTGTTTCATTTTGACTATTGATTTGTGCCTGTATTTCTTCTTTTTTATTTTCTATAAAATTTTGTTCTATTTGTTGTGCTTCACTAATAGACATGACTTGCGTTGTTAAAGTTTCAATTTGTGTTGTCAAATCTACGCTAGTTATCTCAACACTTGCTATTTGAGTTGCACCTAAACCTTGACCCATATCAATAGGTACAATGTTTATATTAGAAAGAATTGTATTTTGTTGTTGTGTTTCTTGTGTAGATTGATTGTTTATACCTGAACCATCAAAACTAACACTTGATGAAACAACTTGATTATTGGTTTGTTCTTGTTGGCTTGATGATGATACATTTTGATTTACAAATTCTACGCCTTGCCTATTAGTTTCTAATGATACTTCTATTGATTGATTATTGTTTTCTTCTTCTTCTTCATTTTCTTCAACAATTTCTATTTGTTCATTTTGTTCTTCTTCTTCAACCTCCTCAAGTTCTTCAATATCCTCCATTATTTCTTCTTCAAAAAATTCTTCTATAATTTCTAATTCAACAATATCTATGTTGTCACTTTCTATATCTATAATTGGTAATTCTGATATTGATGTAATTTCAAAACCTATATCTTCAAACTCTTCATCAATTAATAATATGTTTTCAATAGGCTCTATTAAAACATTATTGTCTATAAATTCATCATTATCTTGGGGGGTGTCGAGAGTGTCGAGGTTTGTTATGAGGTCAACACTCTCTTGTTCATCAAAGTAATCATTTTCAACACTTATTGTAAAGACATTGCCATAAATTAATTCATCTTGGTCAAACCCATAAATATCTGCATCATTATTTTCAATGCCATAAATGTTATCTAAAAAAGAATTTTCATTTAATACATCAACATTATTTGTATCTAAATCATAAATAGAACAATAAATACTTACATTGCTATTTTCTAAACAAGTTGAACTTAATGATGTAAAACTTTCATCTACTTCTTCTTTTGTTGTAATAGCAAAACTTGTTCGTTCTAAAGATGTTTGGTTAGTGTCGTCATACCAAAGATATTCTACATAGTCAGTCATGCTATATTGCAAACCAACACTAGCTGAATGTTGGTCTATGTTTACTTCTTCATATAAAAATTCTATTTCATTTGTTGTTTCATATAAAATTGCTTCAAATGTACTTTTACGACCATTGGAATATTCACTTACATCATGCCACATAACAACAAAATATTGTGCCGCACCTTCACCTAATGTTTGATAGTAAGGTGATTGGTTACCGCTTGACCTTCTTATAAAATCTGAATGTAAGGGTTTAATACTTTGATTATATCCGGTAGATGGAAATTGCTCTGCAAGATAATTTCTACGCCTAGTAACATTTGAATTGAATGTATTAACACTATCAAAAGTCATAAACCCATTCATAGCTATTGATATGTTGTTATAAGTTTGGTCACCAAACATAAAATTAAAACCTATTGGAACATTTGCCATGCCATCATCTTGTAAAGATAAACCTGTGCCACTTTGCGTTATGTCTATAATAGAATTATTTGATGTAATAAATTCGTTTGCATGAACTTCAAAAGAAAAAAATAGTAATAGAATTATTTTATACATAGTTTATGTTTTTTATATTTCTTACAAAAATTTGTCTTAGTGTAAGCCTTTATTTCATAACCTTTTGTTTCATATTTATGTTTAATATCTTCATAGTCAGGTCTTTCTTTGGGATTATTTTCATAATAATTAATAGCATCAACACCAATTAAGCTTTTGCCATTAACCATGACCGGACAAGGTGTGCCGGCATTCATCATGCTAGAGAAAACATCTTTGTTACCCTTACACATTAATGATACTGCCGCCACTTTCATTCCCATATCATAAAGAGCCTTTGCATTTTTTAAAATAATACAATTTTTATCAACAATAGTTTTACCGGCACTAATACCAAATATTTGTGTTTGTACTGCCGCACTTGCTCCGGTGGTACACAAGTCTTGTGAGTAACTTGACATTGCAGCATTTGGTGCAATAGCCGAAGCCGGAGGTGATTTAATAGTTTGTGTTGCCCTTTGCGTTGATGATGAAACTGATTGGTTAATATTTGTATTATTATTTACGCTTTTATTTTCAGAAAAATTTTGTGAAACATTTTTGTTTTCATTTATATTTTTACTTGAAGATATGACATTGCTTTCTGAAACTTGATTAAGTTGTGATGTGCTAACATTATTTATATTTGATGTGTTCGTGACTACATTATTTACATTTTGATTTTGGGTAATATTAGATGTTATGTCTTGGGTTTGGGAAATAATAGAATTATTGGTTTGATTTATAGTGCTATCAGTCGTGGAATTTTGGGTAATATTGCTTGTAGAATTATTTGTATTAGTTTGATTTATAACAGAAGAATTTGAAGATGATGATGAAATACTTTGAGTGGTATTATTAGTGATATTAGATGTCGTTGTTGTATCTTCTGCAAAAGCCAAAAACGATACACTAATAAGTGCAACAAATATAACTACTATTTCTTTTAATTTATAATTCATGTGCAAAGAATAATAGAATTTGTATTTTCATTAAAGGGTGTCACATGAACCCTATACATAGTCATTTTAATTCATGTAAAATAATGTGTTGACATAAGTTTGCAATAGATATATTTTGTAATAGTTAATGAGGAGAACATGATGAATAATTCAACAGCTAAATATGCTATTAGTAGTGGTGATAAAAATGGTTTTTACTGTTTGTATCTTCAATGTTGGGATATTGGTTTTAATGGCAAAATATTTTATTGGCAGCATCAAAAAAATCTATCAACCAACAAAGAAAAAGCAATTAAAAAAGCAAGAGATTATATTGGAATTTCTGATTATGATTTTGATGTTAATTTTAATTTAGATGATTGGGGAACTAATGAGAAAGAAGAAAAATTTAATGGTAATCATAACGATAACGCTCATGTTATCTCTTACTATGAAAATAAAGAGTTTATTAAGCCAACAGATTTTTCTTTTAATGATGATAAGCAAACCTTTACAGGCAAAATTATTTTAACTTATTGGAAAGAAAATCCTATAAATGAATATTATCCTGAAATTAATAAAATGTGGTTTTTAGATGATAGAGGTTTTGTTTTAAATCTTACAGTACCAAAAAAATTAGATGATAATATATTATCTACACATAATGATGGTGAGGTTTTACATAATTTTTTAGAAAACAAACACTACAAAGGTGTTAGATTTAGTTTTGATGCAATACTTAATGAAGATACATACACACAAGAATTTACATTAGAACATGAAAATTGTTCTCAAGATTTAAAATGTGCGTTTGTAAAAAGACCAACTAAAATAAAAATGGAGAATTAAAATGAACATGATGAATAATTACATTAGCTATACAACAGCAAAACCAAATAATCCTAAAACTAAATTACTTGATAAACTTTGGAACTTGCACAGTGATGCCGAGTTTGGTGGACACACATTGTTTGTTGAATATTGTAATGCACATAAAATTAATTTTAAAGATTTTATAAAAATTTACAAGTTACAAGAAAAAAGCAAACAAGATATTAGGGATTTTTTAGCATTTAAAAACGCAAAATCCATTACAGTTTGGAGAGCTGAAATAGACCATGATGAGGCTTATAGTCATGGTCATTCATGGACAGTTAATAAAAATGTCGCTAAGTTTTTTGCTAGTAGATGGAGTAACCCTCTTATATTAAGAGAGCTTCATTTAAAAAACCCTAATGTTAAAATATATGAAGCAACTATATCTGGTGATGATAATTTTTATTATTGCAATGATAGGAATGAGCATGAGATATTTTTAATTGACCCTAGTGTAGTTGAGTTTCGTGGAAGTGAAATATATGAAAGTAAGGAGTAAAAAATGCAAATATTATCATATTTAAAATCTATGGGTGAAACACCTTATAGTATTGCCAAGAAAGATAGATGGCGAGATTTAGGCACAGAAAGACAATGGTATAGATGGTGTAATGGTGAAAGCATACCAAGCCATAAAATAATGAAAATAATATTAGTTATGTCATCCGGTGCGGTTCAACCTAACGATTGGTTTGAAAACATTTGGAATGAAAACATTGTTACTATTTTGTCAAATGTGCATATAGATGACTAAAAAAACACACCTTTATGAGAATGATGAAGATAGAAATAATCAACAAAAGGTTATTGAATATGTCATGTATAAATGGAATTTTACCGCCCATGATATGCCGCTTGCTTATGAGTTTGATTTTGCTTGTATGAGAAATAAGAAAGTTGACGCAATGGTTGAGGTAAGATGCCGCAATATAGATGTCAACCAATTCGACACCATGATTATGTCCAACAAAAAATATATGTGGGCTATACAAAATGGTGATGAAAGTCACATACCATTCTTATTTGTTGTGTGGTGGAAAAAATCTAAGACACTTGGCTATATTGATTTAAACAAAAGAAAAAAAGAATTAATTGACCCAATGAAAAATCCAAGAGGTTTGGTGCATAGACCGGAACTAGGATTACAACTAAAAGATTACAGGAATGATTATCGAGATAGAGAAACATTAAGACATTTTAAGATAAAAGATTTTTGTATTATAACAAACAACTTTGGATAGAAATATGAATGTATTGAGTTTATTTGATGGAATGAGTTGTGGACAACTTGCATTGCATAGGGCCGGCATTAAATATGACAATTATTATGCTAGTGAAATAAAAAAATTTGCTATTGAATTAACAAAACATCATTATCCAAACACAATTCATGTAGGTGATGTTTGTAAGTTAAGTGCAAAAGATTTACCAAAGATAGATTTATTAATAGGTGGCAGCCCATGCCAAGATTTTTCAAATGCAAAAGTAAATGGAAAAGGTTTGGAAGGTGATAAATCAAGATTATTTTATGAATATTTAAGATTATTAAAAGATTGTAAGCCAAAATATTTTTTATTAGAAAATGTAAAAATGAAAAATAATAGCAAAAATCAATTAGATAATTATTTGGGTGTAGCAGGTGCTTTAATTAATTCTTCTTTAGTTAGTTATCAAACTAGGGCTAGATACTATTGGACTAATATTCCAAATGTTACTCAACCAAAAGATAAATTAATAAATTTTCAAGATTATAAAGAAACAAATAAAGATATATGTAAACAATATAAATTAAAAAAAACAAAATCAAGAATAGAAATGTGGAACAATGGTAATAAAGGAAACAATATAAAAAATTGTAAAAATATTACAAATTCAAAAAAGGTTGGCTGCCTTTTAAGGAAACAAGATAGAAGCCCAAATTCAGGTTTAATTGAGTTTGAAGATTTTTGTAGGTTTTTGACAAGAGAAGAACTTGAACAAGCACAAACTGTTCCTGTTGGTTACACTAAAACATTAAGTTTTAATCAAGCACAAGATGTTTTAGGTGATGGTTGGACTATTGATGTAATTGCACACATATTTAAAAATATTAATAAAAAAGTAAATAAAGATATACATAAAGAATATTATCAGCAAATATTAATTTAGGGAGAAAAAAATGGATAATGATTTACCTTATTACAATGTCATAAATAGTGAGATAGAATTGATACAACAAAGGGTTGGTATTCGTTCTTATAAAGATTTATTGGTATTATTTCACGAACAATGGGGTAGAGAAAATAACTCAATTCCAATAGATTATGCCGAGAAAGTTTTAAAAATTAATATAAAACGACTAAAAAAAGACACAGAAAGTCACCAAAAATATATAAGTTTTGACAAAAAAACTATCATTTCACCCTTCATATCTAAATTTTTTGAACAAAATATGGGTAAAAAAATATCAAGAAAGAAATGGAATGAAACAAGAAATAGTATGAAAAATCAACAATATAATAGTAAATTACAAGATATAATAAGTAAGGAAAAGTGAACGCATGCGTTTTTACATGAGTTCCCTAATAAATAAATGAAAATAAATAAATAAATAAATAATCACCATGATAAAGATAAAAGTTACAAAAAAGCATTTAGACAAGATTAAGGAAAAAGGGCTTAATCATGAAAACCTTTTAAGGGATGCCAATGAATATTTAAACAAACACCCTAACAAGTACAAGGATGCAAATAGATTTTTTCACAAATGGATAGACCGGACTAATGCAACTAAGCCACAACAAACAACAAGGCTGCAAGATATAATTAGGAGAATAAAAGAAAATGGATAATACAAAAGAAAGAAAACACGCTATAATGGACACCTTAATTGGTGAGGGTATTGGATTGCATTATAGTTTTGGTAATAAGACTGAAAATGACATAGCAACTTATATTAGGGATATATCAAGTGTATTGAATGATATGATACCAACATTTAACGACACAGATGATTTACATGACTATCTTATGGATTTTAAGAACTATATCATCACACATCATGTTGGTGATAAAAGTGCAGATTTTATGCCTAATATAAACAGAATGATACAATTTGTAGAAGGCTATAATAAGATGAATAAATATGGTGAACGCTATGAAAGATGGGAACTACCTAAAGGCACACAATTTAATCCACCTAATGATACACTCTACTATGATGATGAACTAAAGGCACAATGGCAATCTATGTTCCCTTATGATGTTAATTTAGCACTAAAATCATTTGCACCATCTATTCACAATAATAAAAGAATATATGCTGAAGAAAAATATATTCGTGCATTAATAAAATTAGGATTTATATTTAGTCACAACAAGGAGGTCTAATGGTTAAAGATATAAAACCAACTAAAGAACAAATAAAAAAACCTGAAAACATTTTTGTTTTAGAAGAAACTATAAAAGCCGGACAACTAAGATTAAGAAATAGAGGTTCAAGTGTTTACGATAGATATTATCAAAGGAAAGAAATTAACAACGAACAATTCCAAGCGGCATCAATGTATTATAAATCTTATTACATTGGGCATGAAAAAACATCTATCATTCCAAAATATAAAGAACGATTAGGTGGTGGGTCTATTCCAACTTTGACACCAAACGAACATCAGGAACATCATAGACAAATGTATGAAAAAGCAAGAAAGTCATTACCAAAGGATTTAAGAGGGTTTGTTGATGATGTAGTGTTATGGGATAGAAGTGTTAAAAATAGTGCTAAGAACTTAAATATAAGGGCTACAAGTGGGTTTGATATGTTCAAGGTATGTTTAACTATATTAAGTGATTTTTATTTAGATATTAATTAATATTAATTGAATTTAATATATTATTTTGACTAAATTAATTATTGTGTGTTATTTATAAAACAATAAGTTATAAGATTTATTAATGTGAAAAGGTGCGTCCACACGAACACCAACACAAATTTACGAAAAACAGGACAAAAAATGTCAACAAAAGAACAAAATAAGAACATAACAGGAACAAAAAGAAAAGCCGGTAGACCCAAAGGAAGTGTTACTAATAAGCAACGAAAAGGTGCTTATGATATATTAAAGAGAAGTTTCGGTTATGCCTTAGAGGAAATGAGCAGCCGCAAAAACAAACCACAATTACATGAACTTATTAATGACGCATTAACTAATGATATAAGAGATATAAGTAAGTTTGCTTTCTTATTCCCACAACAAAGCCAGCTTAATATAAAGGCAGATAGTCTGGTTAAATCCATAGGTGTAGTTGCAGACCGCATAAAGAATTATAAACAAGATGAAATTAAAAAGGGTGATGTTATAGATGTCACCCCTGAAGAAATGGATGACGACTAAATAGAATATAATTATATATGTTTATACACCCCCCCTTGTTTTTGTGCCGCACCCTAGCGGTAATAATGATTATACCCCTACCTATACTAAAATTATTTTAAAAAATTTCCGACAAAATTTGTGTTTTATTCGTTAAGTGTATAGAAGATAGAAAATTATTTTTTATCGAAATATAAGGACAATAAAATGTTAAAAAAAGATTTAGTTAAAATATTTCAAAAAGGTCGTGATTTAATTACTAGCGGTGGATATATACAACAAACAGATGATGCTATATCTGATGAAGAAATGTTAGTTCTTGAAAAACATTTAAGTGAATTTTGGGTGTTCTTTGAAGAAGCAAATAAAAAGGACATTGAACTAGGATATTTAGACCCTAGCCAGATATAAAAAAAGGGGGTTAAAAACCCCCTTAATTTATTATCTTGGTAAGCCATACCACTTACCACGCCACCGGTCTTGCTTTTCATCATAATAATCTTTCTCAATCCAAATCGAGTTTACTGCTCGTTGTGGTCTATGTGAAAATTTTTTGCTTTTTGCGGTTTTTGGTTTTATTTGTCTTTTTGACATATTACACTCCTATAAATTGTAAATAAGTGGCTATTGATATAGCCACTATAAGTATATATTCTAATTCATCATTCATTTATTTCTCCTAAAAAGATGGGTCACGATATTTTTTTCTTTCGCCAAAAAATACACGATAACTTATATTGGTTTTATTCCATCTATTGGTTTTTTCGTTTCTAACAACTTGTAACCAATTTTTATTTTTATCTAATTTAAAATATAAAACCTTACCTTCATTATTAGGTGAGTAAATATATTCTTGATTAGAATAATAGTTACTGTCTTTTGATGGCTTAGCAAAGTCCTCTTGAATAGCTACCATATCTTTTTTATAATTTATAATGGTATAAGGGTAAACATCAGAACCAACATATACAGATGCACCACCACCTTGAAAAATATTTTCATTAAAGATGATTGATTTTGCTCTTTCTTCTTCATTATAAGTCATTATTTACCTCCTTTTAATTCTTGAATTTTATAACTTAGGGTTTGTAAATCCCAGTTATTCCAATCCATTTCACCTTGTGTGTTTCCATGAAATAATTTGAAAAGAACATCTCTCTCTTTTGTTGTTAATGCAAGTGTTAGGACATTAAATCCCTTGTGAGTTAGTTTGTATTCATTTTTTCTATTTTTAGTAGTCATTTTAGTCTCCATAATTAATTAACAATATAGACAAGGTACATCTATTGACAATATAAGTCAATACAAAATATAAAAATTTTTTCAATTTTTTTTATTACTATATATGGTGTTGACAAACTCTCACAAATCACCAAATATGGTTAAATGGTGTTTGTTGTGCTATTCTCCCCAATTAACAATAAAGAAGGAACACCAAAAAAAATGGCGGCACAACAGTTATTACCTCTTGAGGTGGTGTAGGTAGGTTTTTCGAAAACTATCCATTTTTGTCCTATCTACACCTTTAAAAAGGAATTTAATGTTAGCCGAACAATTAGAAGAAATTATAGAAGATTTAGCAGCAGACCCTGTAATGTTTGTTGAAACAATGTTGAATGTTAAGCCTGAAAAATGGCAAAAAGAATTTTTATACAATGTTCAAAACAATCCAAGAAATGCAGTTAAGTCAGGACATGGTGTTGGCAAAACTGCCGTTTTATCGTGGTTGATATTATGGTGGTTGCTTACAAGACACCCATGCAAAGTAATATGTACCGCAAACACAGCACACCAACTATCTGATGTACTATGGGCGGAAGTTAAAAAATGGGGTCGGCAATTACCGGAAGCATTTTATAATCAATTAGAAATGAAGAACGACAAAATCAACCTTGAAGGTGCAAGTGATAGCTATGCCGTTGCTCGTGTATCAAGGCGTGAAAATCCTGAAGCCCTACAAGGCTTTCATAGTGATAATTTACTTTTTATTATTGATGAAGCTAGTGGTGTTGACGATATGATATTTGAGGTTGGTGAAGGTTCTTTATCAACTCCCAATGCTAAAGTTGTTATGACCGGTAATCCAACACGAACAAGTGGTTATTTTTTTAATGCTTTTGCCGCTATGCGTGATAGATGGAAATTAATGACTGTTGCGTGTGCCGATAGTTCACAAGTATCAGCCGAATATATTGAGGATATGTCACTTAAATATGGTGACGACTCAAATGTTTATAGGGTTAGGGTTCTTGGTGAATTTCCTAGAGCAGAAGATGATACTGTCATTCCATTATATATGGTGGATAGTGCATTGCAAAGGGATGTCCAAGTTGACCCATATACACCGGTTGTTTGGGGTTTAGATGTTGCCGCCTTTGGTAGTGATAGAACGGCTTTATGTAAAAGGCGTGGCAATGAAATTATTGAACCTATTAAGTCTTGGCAAGGTAAGGACTTAATGGAAACAGTTGGTATTATTGTTCAAGAATACGAAACCTGCACTTTTAAGGATAGACCCACCGATATAATGGTTGATAGCATAGGCATTGGTAGTGGTGTTTGCTCAAGATTAACCGAACTTGAATTACCGGCAAGACCTATACAAGTAAGTGAAAGCCCAAGTATGCGTGATAAATATATGCGTTTGCGTGATGAATTATGGTTTAAGGCTAGAGAATGGTTTGAGGGTCGTGATGTTTACCTTGTGCAAGATGACAAGTTAATAGAAGAATTAATAGCCCCTCGTTTTAAATTTACCTCAAATGGTAAAATCAAAGTTGAGGCTAAAGACGAATTTAAGAAAAGACTAGGTGGGCGTAGTTGTGATTTAGCAGATGCGTTTTGTTTAACATTTGCACAGCAAGCCTTCACCGCCTCTATTAGGGGAACACAACATAATTGGAATAAGCCAATATCATATAAGGACAATTCATGGATAACATAAAAGATATTATATTTACGCCTGAACAAGACTTTGAGGCTGATAATCCTGTTACCCATGCTTTATTAGTGCATTTAATTGATGAATTAGAAAAAATGAACCGACATTTAGACAGTTGGGAATTGTTGTCCGAAGTTTGTTTGGCAGCCGCAGCGTTTAGTTTTCATAGAAGTGGTGGCTCAAGTGAAGAGTTTGTTGAAAAAATACAAACTATTGATATTAAACCGGATGTATCGGAATTAAATTAGGAGAAAATAATGGAAAAAATACAAAACATCATTGACTACATAAAAGGTCATTCATGGGATTACATTGATGCAGCATTGGGCGGCATTATTGCAATTCTTTTATTAACAATACTTTTAGGATAATACAATGCAAAGAAGTCAAGTATTAGATATGGAAAGACAGACTAAGAAAGAAACAAAAAAGCCTGTTGAAACTAAGAAAAAACCTGCAAATAAAAAAACTGCTAAATAGGATTTTTTAATGGATAAGCTAGAATTTCAAGCCTTGTTGCGTAATGAAATAGAGAACGCACATGGCTATTATGATAATGAGTACGGCATAGACAGAATTAAGGCTATGGATTACTATATGGGTGAAAAGTATGGTAACGAGCAAGAAGGTCGTTCTCAAGTTGTTACAACAGAGGTTGCCGACACCATAGAATTTATCATGCCTAGCCTTATGCGTACTTTTACACAAACAGATGATTTTGTAAAATTTATGCCTCGCAATGAAGAAGATGTTGAGGGTGCAGAACAAGCCACATCATACGCAAATTATGTTATAAATTGTCAAAATAATGGTTTTGTTGTTTTACATAATTTTTTTAAGGATGCGTTGTTACAAAAACTAGGCGTTGTAAAAGTTTATTATGATGAAACTGAAACAATGGAAGAGGAAACATATACTAATCTTTCAGATGATGAATTAACACTTTTATTGCAAGACGAAAGCGTTGAAGTTCTTGAACAAAGAACGGAAGAGCAAGAAGAATATCAAGTTGACGAAATGTCAATGGAAACTATGGATAGTTATGAAAGTAATGCTAGACATGATGTTGTTATAAAAAGAAAAAGTTATGGTGGTATGATTAAAGTTGATAATATTCCACCAGAAGAATTTTTAGTTTCTAAAAGAGCATCATCTTTAGAAGAAGCTGATTTTGTAGCCCACCGCACAACCATGAAAGTAAGTGACCTTATACAAATGGGTTATGATAGAGATTTGGTTGAAAGATATGCCGGACATTCCGAATTAGATTTTGGTGATGAAGTACAAAATAGATTTGAAGATGTTGAGACCGGTAGTGATACTGATACAAGTGATATGTCAATGCGTGATGTATTAGTTGTCGAAGCATACATAAAAGCTGATTATGATGGTGATGGTATTGCTGAATTACGCAGGGTTGTTACTATTGGCGAAGGTTCTGAAATAGTTGAAAATGAAGTTTTTGACCATATACCATTTGCTTGTTTATCTCCCATACTAATGCCGCATAGACTTATCGGCAGAAGTTTAGCTGAAATTGTTATGGACATACAATTAATTAAATCAACTGTAATGCGACAATTATTAGATAATATATATCTTACTAATAATTCAAGAATTGCCGCTGTTGAGGGTCAAGTTAATATTGATGATTTGTTAAATTCAAGGGCAGGTGGTGTTGTTAGGGTAAGACAAGCAAATTCGTTACAACCATTGCAACCACAAATGATAGGTCAAAATGCTTATAGTTTGTTGCAATATCTTGATGAATTAAAAGAACAAAGAACAGGACTTTCAAAAGCCTCAATGGGTCTTGATGCAGATGCACTACAATCTACAACCGCAACCGCTGTTGCCGCTCAAGTTAATGCTGCACAAGGTAAAATTGAAATGATTGCGAGGGTTTTTGCCGAAACAGGCGTAAAACAATTATTTAGATTAATCCTAACTTTATGTTTACATCATGGCAAAAAAGACCAAATGATAAGGTTAAATAATAAATTTGTGCCAATAGACCCTACAAATTGGAAGCATGAATATGATATTACAGTTAATGTTGGTTTAGGTAGCGGTCAAACAAACGAAAAACTAGCATTTTTAAATCAAATGGCACAAAAACAAGAACAAATATTACTTCAAATGGGTGCTGAAAACCCATTAGTTTCTTTAGAACAATATAGAAATACATTGGCAGAATTATCAGGGCTAGCCGGATTTAAAGATGCGTCAAGGTTTTTTAAAAATCCTGCCGATACGCCACCACAACCACAACAACCACCACAACCAAGTGAAGCACAAATTAAAATGCAACTTGAACAACAAAAAATGGAAGCCGATATTCAATTACAAAAAGCAAAACAAGACGCTGAATTACAATTAAAGCGTGAAGAATTGCAAATGAAAATGGAAATAAGAAAAGAAGAACTTAGGTATGAAGCTCAACTAAGAGGTTTTGAACAACAAGTTGGTGGACAACCATCAACAAATTTACCAAGAGTTGAGTAATGTCAAATTTAGATGACGAAACATTAGCAATACTTAGTGGGTTAAACGCTGCACAACCAACAACACAGCAAGTAGATTATTCAGGCTTTATGGATAATTTTCAACCTGTATTAAATCAACCTAATTATTTTGTGCCACAACAAGGTTTATTACAAAACACACCTACATTAGACACATTGTCAGATTTAGATGTTATGCAACAAAGACCGCAATCTTTGTTAAATATGATTGACCAATACCCAACACTTGAAAGCGACTTTCAAAGAAGTTTTGCGGTTAATCCTGATACATTTAATATGAATGTTTATCAAAGGTTACCTTATGACCCTGCTTTTTGGGAGTCTTTTGTTAATCAAGGTGGCAGCACAACTGATGATGGTATTGATTTAACAGGTTTAGGTGCTGCAGGTTTAATTGGTGCAGGTGCAACAAGTTTACTTGGTGGTGAGAATGGTAGCGGTACAAATGGTGGTAGCTCAACTGTTACAGGCGGTAGTGGAAATGATGATGGTGATGGTGGAACAACAAATGGTGGTACATCTGTAATTACTATTGGTGGTAATACTATTTCATCAACAGGAGGAAGCACTAATGGTGGAAGTACAGATGGTGGTTCAACTACTGAAAAAATTACATTAAGTGGCACAGATACTTCTGAAGATAATAGTACACTAGATGGTAGTAATAATAATAATTTAATAACAGTTTCAAGCGTTATTGGCGGAACTGGTAATGATAATCTTGAAATAGATAATAGTGGAAGTAATGTTGTTAAAACATCAGCAAACACAAATACTTCTTTAGGTTCACTCATAAATAGTGTTGATACAACAAGCCAAGCAACTGCCACTAATGATATTAATACACTTATAAATAGCAATGTGTTATCTAATAATGCTACATCACTTCTAACAAGCCTTATTGATAATGGTGTTCCAATAAAAACGGCAGTTGGTAATGTTATCCAAGTTACAGCAGGAAATATAACAGATACATATACATCTACATCTAATCTAATAAATCCTGTAACGCTAGATACAGATTTAGGTTTAAATATTGGAACTGATATTGCAACAGGTGCAGATGCTTTTAAAAGCATTTTAGGCTTAGATGGCGATATAACTGGGGCTTATGATGCTTATGGTTTTGATGCAACAGGTTTTAGCCCAGACTTTAAAGTTGTTGATGTCGTAGAAAATGGAATTAAAATCGGTGAAAAAGTAGTTCAAAAAAACTTTTTTGACAAACAAATTGATAAATTTGGTAATTTTATAAATAATCCAATTAATGAGGGTTTTGGTGCTGTTGGTTCAGGATTAAATGATGCTACAAGTTTTACAGGTGGTGAAGCCTTAGCACTAGGCGGAGGTCTTTTATCAGCAATTGATGCAATAGAAGATGGCAATGTTTCTAATGTGTTTAATGCTGCCGCAGGAGTTGGTGCGTCAGGTCTTTTAGGTGGAGCAGCATACAATACTGCTATGATACCAGCAACCGCAACGGCAGCAGCAGTACCGGTTGGTGGAGCAGCTAGTGGCATACAAGGTCTTGCTACTAATCCTGCAACAGCAATAATTGGAACAGCTTTATTTATAGCAAATCAACTTGATGCTCCGCCTTCAGGCAAAACAGGTTCTGGTGCTTTTGATTACAATACTTCAACAAATACTGAGTTTGGTATGGCAGGTGATAAGTTTAAACAAAGTCATGTTGACCAAGCATCGGCAATATCACAAGGTATTGGTACTGCTATTAATACTATTGCAGATGGTTATGGTTTAAATGTTGAAGGCGACCATTTAGTTGAAACAGGAAGAGAAAGACCATTAAGTTTAAGTTTTGGTGACCAAGAAAGTGAACAAACATCAGATAATAGATTAAATTATAGTGCTGAAACAGGAGATATTACAAACTCAACCGACACTATGAAAAGATTTTATTATACAGGAACAGACGGCAATGATGGTACTGCATTAGCTGATAATGTTATAAAAGGAACAAGCCTGCTATCATTAAAAGCAATAGCAAATGGTGAAGATACTATTAATATGCAAGATTTTAGATTACCTGCTCGTTCTGAAAGTGATGTAAAAAATCAATATTTATTAATGGGTTTAGATGAAACAGCCGCAAATGCCTTAACATCTGCATCACAACAAGCAACCCCTGAAACTGCAGGTTTATTAGGAGGTATTCTTTATGCCAATACTTCAAATGAAGATTTATTTTTAACAGATACGGAAAAAACATCATTGTTAGAAAAAGGCTACACAGAAGAACAACTTGATGAAATATTATATGGATAATTAAAAAGGAAATAAAAATGGATAACATGGATAAAATACAAAAAGAAATTGCTCGTGGTAAACAAGCACAAGCATTACTTGAAAACGAAATTCTAAAAGAGGCTTTTGATTATTTAGAAAAAGAATACCATACAGCATGGGAAAATAGTTCTATTGAACAACAAAAACCTCGTGAAACAGTTTTTATGATGTTGAAAACTCTTAAAACAGTTAAGCAACACATAGAAAATGTCATTGCAACCGGTAAGATTGCAAATGACCAATTAACAAAAATCAACTAAGACCAAGCATAACGCAGTCTAAAGGAGCAAAAAATGACAGCCGACAACCCAACAGGGAACGAACCTATCAACATGGCGGAAGCCACAAGCCTACTACTTGACAGGCAGGAAACAGAAGATAATCCACAACCGAATCAAGAGGTACAACCAGAGGTAGAAGTTGACGAAACTGAAACCATTACAGATATAGATGAACCAACAAGTGAAGAACCTTATCAAGTTGAAGAACAAGATGAGCCACTTGAATCTGTTGAAGAAGATGTATCGGAAGAATTAGATGAAACAATAGCCGAAGCCGAAGCTGAGGAATATGAGGAACAAGAATATATTACTGTTAAGATTAATGGTGAAGATAAAGATGTTACCCTTGACGAATTAGCTGCAGGTTATAGCCGACAATCTGATTATACTAGAAAGACAACCGAACTTGCTAGCCAAAAAAAACAATTTGAACAGCAACAATCGGAACTTTTACAAGAGAGAGAAAATCTCCGCTTAGGTTTAGAGCAAGTAAACCAGCAACTATCTAGTGACATTCAAAATGAGCCAACAGAAGAACAATGGACAAGATTATATGAAGATGACCCATTGGAATATGTTAGGCAAAAAGATGCGTGGCGAGACAAAAGAGAACACTTAGCAAGGGTTCAACAAACAAATCAAGAGTTGCAATATAAACAACAAATTGAAGGTCAACAACAAATGCAAAAGGTTATAGCACAATCACAACAATACTTGAATGATGCTATACCGGAGTGGAAAGACCAGAAAATTGCCGAAAGTGAAAAAAGGAAGATTGTAAATTATGCAAAAAATTTACCTGAAAGGGAAAGATTTACAGATGCAGAATTAAGTCAAGCTACCGACCATAGGGCAATATTAATGTTGAGAAAAGCAATGATGTTTGATGAATTACAAACTAAAAAACCTCTTATGCAAAAAAAATTACGCAAAGCACCAAAGATGGCAAAGTCTGGAAAGAAAATAACAACCTCTAATGACCTAAAAAAAGGAAAGGTTGATAAAGCCTTTAGTAAGTTAAGGTCAACAGGTAGCATGGATTCGGCTGTTGATTATCTTTTACAAAAATCCACATAACCTAAAAAGGAAAAAACTATGGCAACATATAAAACCGCAAACGCAATCGGTGAAAGAGAAGATTTGTCAGATGTTATTACTCGTATAGACCCTGCAGAAACACCAATATTTTCTAATGGTAAAAAAGTAACTACATCAGGCGTATTTCACGAATGGCAAGTACAAGAACTAACAGCAGCTGCTGATGATAACTATGCCGCAGAAGGTGCAGACTATTCTTATGTCAATCCAACTGTAACAACAAGACTTGGCAACTATCATCAAATCTCAATCCAAGCCGCATCAGTATCAGGCACTTTAGATAGTGTTGATAAAGCAGGTAGGGATAAAGAGACCGCTTATGTCAAGGTTCTAAAAGGCTTAGAGCAACGCAGAGATATTGAAAAAGCATTATGTAAAAATGAAGCTCGTTCAGCATCAGACCCAAGAAAAGCTGGTAAAATTAGTTCTTATATAACTAATGTAAATCTAGTATCACCATCTACAACACCAACCGGTGATGGTAGTGATGTTTCTGACAAAGCTGGCACAAACGCTGCACTTACTTTAGCTAAAATAGACGCTGCAATGAAATTAGCATACACAGATGGTGGACAACCAGATATGTTAGTTGTTTCACCTGCTAACAAAGTCGCATTTAGTGACTTATCAGGTGGCTCAGTAGCAACTGCACAACTTCAATATTCAGCACCAAAAGAAATTGCTATTATTGGAAGTGTGTCAATGTATCTAACAGACTTTGGTGAGTTATCTGTCACAATAGACAGACAAATGCCAAATGATACAGTATTCTTGCTAGATAGTGACCATTATTCAGTTGGTCATTTACCTAACAGATTATTTTCTGTTTCAGATGTAGCACCAACCGGTGATGCAACTAAGTTTGCAATAATATCAGAATGGACATTTGTTCCAACTGCACCAAAAGCTCATGCAATGGTGACTGATTTAAGTACATCTTAGTCTAATAAATGGGAGCTGTCTTTAATGGCAGCTCCCTAAAATCAAGAGATAAAAATGACAAAAAAAATTATTGGATATGACCCACATCAAAAGAAAACAACTTATTTTCATGGTGGTAATGATGGTCAGCATTATGTTTCGGTAGAACAAGAAACAAAAGAAATAATTAAAAAAGCAAAAGACTTAGATATGGATTACAAACCATATAATCTTGTTGGAAGCCAAAACCACATGAGACAAATTGCAGAAATACCTGCAAATTTATATTATGATTTAATAGAAAAACTTGGAGAACCAAAGCACAACAAAAGGGCGTGGGCTAGATGGCTAAATGACCCTGACAACAAATTTTTTAGAACAGGCGGTGGTAATATATAATGGCAATTACAACTTATTCAGAACTTAAAACAGCTATTGCTGATTTTTTAGCTAGAGATGATTTAACATCTCAAATTGATACATTTATTGATTTAGCAGAAAGTCGCATATCTCGTGAACTAGAAACAAGGTCACAAGAAAATAGAACAACATTATCAGCAACACCTGACAATGCTTATATTTCTTTACCAACTGATTTAAGAACTATTAGAAATGTTAAAGTTATGAATAATCCAAGAGTAACATTAAGATACTTAACACCATTGCAAGTAAAAATAGAACATTCTACTACCGGCACAGGATTACCAAGAGTTTATAGTGTTATTGGCGATAATTTATTTTTAGCACCAATACCGGATAGTGCATATAATATAGAATTAACTTACAAATCAGGCGTTGCATCATTAAGTGATAGTAATACATCAAACACTATTTTAACTAGATACCCTGACTTATATTTGTATGGTAGTTTATTTCATGCTTATACATATTTGCTTGATGAACAAAGAGCTGCACAATATGAACAACTTATACAATTAACATTGCAACAAATTAGAATTGATGATGAAAAAGGAAGTTATGGTTCTGGTTTAGAAATGCGAAGTCTTTACAGTGAGATGACATAATGATGAATATGTCATTTGGTGAATGGCTACCAGACCAACCTGATAACGCAAGTGGTGTTACAGTTGCTAAAAATGTAATACCGGCTGCAAAAGGTTATAGAGGTTTGCAAGATTTATCGGCTTATAGCAATGCTGCAAGTGGTAGAATAAGAGGTTTATTTGCGGCAAAAGATAGTAGTGGTGACCCAAAAATATTTGCTGGTGATGCTAGCCAATTATATGAATTTACAAAATCAAATTCTAATTTAACAAACATATCTAAATCAGGTAATTACACAACACTTGATGATACAGATGTTTGGAAATTTATAGACTTTAGTGGTTTTGTTATTGGTGCATCAGGACACAACAATATATTACAAGTATATGATAATGGTACAAGTTCATTGTTTGCAGATATATCAGGTTCACCTGCCGCAAAACACATAGCGGTTGTTCGTGATTTTGTTTTTACCGGCAATGTAAAGTATGGCGGCACAACATATACAAATAGATTGTATTGGTCATCATTGGCATCACATACCGGTTGGACTGCAGGAACAAATCAATCCGATATACAAGATATATTTGATATGGGTGAAATTACCGGCATTGTTGGTGGTGAATATGCAACAATATTATGTGAAAAAGGCATTGTTATTGGTACTTATAGTGGAACGCCTTTAATATTTCAATTTGACAAAGTGCAAACAGGTTTTGGTTGTAACTATCCTAATTCTGTTGCTAATGTTGGTTCAACTGTATTTTATTTATCAGATGATGGTTTTTATAAATTTGATGGTAGAACATCAACACCAATAGGTGCAGAAAAAGTTAATAGATTTTTCTTTGATGATTTTACAATTAGAAACAAAGGAAGAATGTCAACCGCTGTTGACCCAACAGAACAAATAGTTGTTTGGTCTTATACATCAGGTTCATCTAACAATGATGAGCCGGATAGATTGTTAATATATAATTATGCTTTAGATAGATGGTCTTATGCAGAACTTGATTGTGAATTAATATCTTCTTTTATGACTATTAATTATACCCTTGAAGAATTAAATTTTATAAGTACATCCTTAGATGGATTACCGGCATCATTAGATAGTGCTATTTATATTGGCGGTCAATTTATCTTTGGTGGTGCAAAAGACAAAAAAATACATACTTTTTCTGGCAACAATAAAGCGGCTTTAATAGAAACAGCTGATTTAGATACCGGTGGTGGTAAAACAAGCATTATAACAAATGTAATACCTTATGTTGAAATTGCACAAGGAACAACACCGGATATATCGGCACAAGTATCAACAAGAAATAGACAAGTTGATAGTGATAGTTTTGGTAATTTATCATCTTTAAATGCAAATGGATATTGCAACATTAGGTCAAATCAAGGTAGGTATCATAAGGTAAGATTAAATGTATCAGGCACTTGGAAATATATTCAAGGTGTGGAATTAGAGGCAAAGACAACAGGGAAAAGGTAAATGGCAGACAATCAATATAGAAAGTTACCACAAGCCGGTGGTGACCCTAGATTAGTTGCTGAAATAGTCAACAGAACAATAGATGGCGGATTAAATTCTACCGGTAGCGTTACCTTGCAAACCTCATCTTCTACAACAACAGTAAATGATGCTCGTGCAAGTGAAAACAGCGTTGTTTTGTTTATGCCAAAATCAAGTAATGCCGCAAGTGAATTAACAAGTTTATTTGTATCAACAAGAACAAATGGTTCTTTTACAATTACACATAATAGTAGTGGAACATCAAGACAATATGAATACATCATCATTGGATAAAGAAGCGTGGCTAAAGTCACGAAAATATATTTTGGAAGCATTAGATAGAGGCATTGATACGCATACTGAAAAAGATATTTATTATGCAATTACAAGAAATGATGCACAACTTTGGACAGGTCAAAAGTCAGCTTGTGTAACTGAAATAGTCACATACCCTAAATACAAAATGTTAAGATTTTGGTTAGGTGGTGGTGACTTAGAAGAACTAAAAGAAATGGAAAAGCCAATTTGTGAGTGGGCTAAATCTATTGGTTGTAAAAAATCAATGATTATGGGTCGCAAAGGTTGGTCAAGAGTAAAAGATAAAGATAGAGCCTATGAAGAAGTAGGTACAATTTCAATAAGGAGTTTATAATGAGTATAGGTGGCGATAAAACAGGAACATCAGTTTCAACTACAAACCCCCCTGCGTATGCAGCACCATTTTTAGCCTATGGAGCAAATGAAGCCCAAAGACTTTATGGTGAGGGCGGAGGTTTAAACTATTTTCCAGAAAATACTGTTGCAGGTTTTAGCCCTGAACAACAAATGGCTATGAATTTGCAAACTAATAGGGCATTGTCAGGTTCACCATTACAAAGACAAGGGCAAGATTTAGCATTAAATACACTTCAAGGTAATTTTTTAAACGCAAACACAAATCCTTATTTTCAAAGAGCCGTTGTTGACCCTGTAACGGATAGGGTACAAGGCACTTTTTCACAAGCAGGTAGATTGGGGTCAGCTTACAATCAAAACGCCCTTACAAACGCCCTTAGTGATGTCTATTATAAAAATTATGAAAACGAAAGAAGCAGACAAAATGCTATGTTGTCTAATGTACCTGCTCTTGCTAACCAAGATTATACTGATTATTCAAACTTAGCTAAAGTTGGTCAAGTAAGACAACAACAAGCACAAAGAGATATTTTAGCTAATATGGATAGATTTAATTTCCTTCAATCAGCACCTGCACAAAACTTAAATCAATTCTTAGGTCAAGTTGGAACTGCTGCAGGAAATTATGGTTCAAAAAGTTCACCTTATCAATACAATCCATTTAACCAAGCGTTAGGAACTATTGGTAGTATTGTTGGTATTGGAACAGGCATTAAAGGATTTATGGGAAATTAAAATGACAAGACAAGAAATATTAAATTCAAATCTACCCCCACAAGAAAAACAAAAAAGATTAAATATGCTTGACCAAATATCGGCAAGTACAGCAAATGCGTCATTGGGTGGTCTTTTACAAAGTTCAATGCAAAATATGGGTAATAACCCTCTTGGCATTACGCCAAGACCAATGTTACCACAAACGCCAACACCACCTGCTAATGTGGACACTTTATCATTAAGAAACCTACCTGCTTCACCAAATGTAGATTTAAGAACAACACCTAGACAAGGTGTGCAACCACCAACTATTGCTCAACAAATCCAACCACCTAGAACTGCTAACAAAGGAATATTTAATAGGCTTGAAAGAGCATATACAGAAGCAGCACCAATGTTAGCAATGGCACAAGAATTTAATAGAATGGGTGCGGCTAGACCAATGGGTTCAAATGTTCAAGCAGACCCAATGGGTGCTTATAGAAAAGCAAAATATGGCAACGAACAAAACAAAAAAACATCAGACATGATAAATGCTAAAGCAATGTTCCCAAATAGCCAAAACCCTTTACAAGAATATTATAAATATAAGTCAAGTTTAGAACCTGATGTTTTTGGTCAAGAGCTTATGGGTTCTACTTATAAAAAACTAGCCGAAAGAAAAGATACGGCTTCATCTGCTTTGTTTAACCTAGAGAATATTCAGGCTTTACTTGATGGTGGCGTACAAACAGGAGCATGGGAGTCATATAAATTAGATGCTAAAAGAATAGCACAAGCATTAGGTTTTCGTGTTGATGATGATGATATTGCAAGTCAAGAAGCATTTGTTTCTTTTTCAACAAAAACAATATTACCATTAGTTAAAGATTTAGGTGTAAATCCAACAGATAAAGACCTTGAATTTGTAAAAGAAGGAACTCCAACACTTGAAAAAACAGAAACTGGTAATAGAATTATGTTAGAGGCATTGCTTGTTTCACAAAAAAGAATTGTTGAAGAACATAAAATAAAAACACAAATATTAGCTGAGTTTGGTACTAATATTGGGCTTGCTAGATTAGAACAAGAATTTCAAAGAAGAACAAGTTTAGATATTGAACAAAATCCTGATACATCAATATGGAACGCAGGTGCAAGATTACAAGAAAAATATAGAAATTTCAAAAAAACTAAAGCAAATAGGTTCGCTGCAGATGACTAAAAAAACAGTTACAGACAAAGAAACAAATAGAAAATATATAATTAATACAAACCAAGATATAAATGATGATATAATAAATGAAGTTATGGAACAATATTTAGCAACAGGAAACGCACCAAAAGGGTTTCTTATAAAACCTGCAACACCAACAATCACTAGAAACGATAAAGAGTATCAAGCAATCATACCAAAAAAATATCAACCATTTCAACCTATATTTCCTGTCATGGATGAAATAGTAGGCGGTGTAAGAGGTGCATTAAATAAAGATTTATCAATAGGTGATGCAATAAAATTAGAAAAAGATACTTATAAACAAGCATACGAAGATAATTTTGCTGGTTCATTAGGTAAGGAAATTTTATCAAGTGGTGGACTTGTTGGTATTGGAAGAAGAGCATTCCCTAAACTTATTGAACCATTTGTGCCTTCTACACAAGCGTTTACAAAGAAAAATTTTGGTCAAGGTGCAGGTTATGGTTTATTTTCAGGTGATGTTGCAGTTGACAATGAACAACCATTTGGGATTGATTTAAAACAAACTTTAATTAATAAAGGTATAAGTGGAGGGGGTGGTGCTGTTTTAAATCCTGTTACACAATTTGGAACAAATGCAATTTTAAATCTTGTAAAATATCCATTTAAAGCCCTAGCCACAGGAGCAAGTGATAAACTTTCAAAAATAAATGCTAGAAAAATTATTACAAATGCTTTAGCAGAAGGTGATAGTACGCCAAAAGAAGTTGTTGAAAAAATAATTAAAACAGCTGACCCTAATTTTACTATTGCAGATGTTAATGGTATTCCTAGTTTGCGTGAACTTTTAGCAGCTGCAGTAATAAAAGGTGGCACAAAATCAAGAAATGATGCTTTAAAATTTTTAAATGAAAGAAATGATGGTTCTATTGGAAGAATTGATGACGAACTAAAAGCTATATTTGGTGATAAGGCAGGTTTTTTTCAATCTATGGAAAGTCTAAAAGCATCAAGAAGTGAAACCGCTGATAGATTATATACACTTGCTTTTAAAAGAGGCAAAAAAATTCCTGTTGACGCTGAACTTGAAAGTCTTATGAACACAAAATTTTTTAAACAAGCATACGAAAAAGCTAAAGAAATTGCTGATGCAAGAAAAATACCAATTAAAAATTTTAGCATTAAGAATGGCGTTTTAGTTGATGAAAAAACAGGAAATATTGTAAAAAACATTGATACAGAGTTTTTACATTTTATAAAATTAGGAATGGATGATAATTTAAGTTTTGGTGGTAATAAAGATGGTGGAATTGGAACAACTTTAAATAGAGATTTATTGCAACTAAAAAATGAATTTGTTAATTGGCTTGATGGCAAAAATGGATTGTACAAAAGAGCAAGAAGCAAATTTGCAGGTGACACCGCTGTTGCTGATGCAATGGAATTAGGCAACAATGTATTTAAACAAAACCCTGAAGAACTTAAAAGTATTATAAAATTCTATAATCCAAGTGAATTAGAGGCTTTTAGACTTGGTTTTATTTCATCTATACAAGAAAGATTAGATAAGACTATTGGTGGTGTAGATGGCGGCAAAGGTGCAAATGCAGCATGGAATTTAATTAAAACTGGAAGAAATAGAGAACTATTAGAATTGTCATTTGGCGATAATAAAAAAGGCTTTCAAAGATTTTTTAATAAACTAAAAAATGAAAACGCATTTAAAGATACCAGTAATAGAATTTCAGTTAAATCAAACACAGCTACTGATACAGCTATGACAGAAACAATAGAAGGCGTTAATGAAATTTTAAAACCAAAAAATGTTACCACCCTTTTAAAAGATTTGTTTGTGGGTGGTGAACCGGTATTTGATATGAGAAACCAAAAAGTTTCACAAGAAATAACAAGAATATTAACCACAAGTGGCAAAAAAGAATTATTACAAATTCAAAAAGAATTAGAAATGGGAACACCAATAGGGCAAGTTAGAGAAAAATATTTACCGGCTCTTGTAAATTTAATACAAAGTCAAGCTGGTATGGCAGGCGTTAGAGTTTTTGAAAATGAACCAAATATAAAAAGACAACAACCAATTAGAGGTCTTTTGCAGTAGGAGTAAAAAATGAGCAAAACAAACATTACCACATGGTCAGCAACAGCTTCATCTAATACTGATATAAACAGTATAGATATTAGTGAAGGTTGCTCACCAAGTAACATAAATAACGCAATGCGTGAAATAATGAAACAAGTTGCTGACATTAATTTAGGCACACAAGCATTATCAACAATAAAAATAGACAACCTTCATCTTGATGGAAATACCATTGTTACTTTAGATACTAATGGTGACCTAAACCTTACTCCTAATGGCACAGGGTCGGTTGTTATTGCTAAAGTTGACATTAATGGTGGAACAATAGACGGAACACCTATTGGTGGTGCTAGTGCAAGCACAGGAGCTTTTACAACATTAGCCGCAAGTTCAACAGCAAATTTAGGTTCTTCTGTAACAATATCAGGTGGTAATATAGATGGCGTTATAGGTGCAAATACTCCTGCGGCTATTACAGGCACAGTTATTACTGCTAGTACAAATTTTGCAGGCAATCTTACAGGCAATGTTACAGGAACAGTAGATGGTGTCGTAGGTGGTACAACTCCTGCAGCAGTTACAGGAACGACAATAACTGCCAATACTAAGTTTGTTGGTGCAATAGATGGTAATGTTACAGCAACAAGTGGTACATCAACATTTAATAATGTGACTATAAATGGCACACTTGATATGGACAGTACAACATCTCAAACAATTACAGGACTTGCCACGCCCTCTGGTTCTACAGATGCAGCTACAAAAGGCTATGTTGACACCGAAGTATCAGGATTAGTTGACTCCGCACCTGCAGCATTAAACACATTAAATGAATTAGCCGCAGCATTAGGTGATGACGCTAGTTTCTCAACTACAATTACAAATTCAATAGCCGCTAAATTACCACTTGCAGGTGGTACTATGACAGGCGATATAGACGCTAATTCCAATACTGTTAGTGGATTAAAAGCTCCATCAAGTGCAAATGACGCTACAACAAAAACTTATGTAGATACTGCAGACGCACTAAAACTTAATTTAAGTGGTGGTACATTGTCTGGCAACCTTGCTATGGGTGATAACAAAGTTACAGGTCTTGCTGCACCAACCGCAGATAATGACGCTGCTAGAAAAAAATATGTAGATGATATAGCAGGTTCAGGTACTGCTGCCGCAACATCAGCTTCGGCTGCCGCAACTTCTGCAACTGCATCAGCAACTTCTGCTACCGCTAGTGCAAGTTCTGCTACGGCTTCGGCTGCAAGTGCTACTTCTGCCGCTTCATCATTAGATAGTTTTACAGATATATATTTGGGTCAAAAGTCATCAGCACCTACTGTTGACAATGATGGTGACGCTTTAGTAACAGGTGCTTTATATTGGAATACATCAAGCAATGATTTATATGTATGGAATGGTTCTGCATGGGAGCAAGGTGCATTTAGTACAGGTGGTGTATTATCAAATGTTGTAGAAGATACAACTCCACAATTAGGTGGTGATTTAGACGCACAAGGAAAAGATATTGAAGATGTTGGTATTGTATCAGCAGATGGTATTGCAGGTATTTATGGAGCAACAGGCTCACCAGTAACATATACTGTAACAGTAGCATCAAAAACTGCAGCACACCCTTATAATGGTGATGGTAGTTCTAGTGCATATTTCTTAAATGGTATTGAAAGCCCTGCATTACAATTACAAGGTGTTGATGGTACAACTGCAAACACAGAATATTTTTACAAGTTTGACCAAGCACATAGTTCTAATAGTGGACACCCACTAAGATTTTATAAAGACGCTGCAAAAGCTGAGGCTTACACATCAGGCGTAACAACAAATGGTACTGCAGGTAGTTCAGGTGCATTTACAACGATTGCGGTTGATG